GCAACTGAAGGCGCAAACATTGTGTATTACGCTTTTGTTGGTCGCGTGTCTCAATTCCAAATTGATGCTGCACCCGGCGCTGAAGCTAAATGCACATTTACAGTTCATCCTCGCGGCAACCTGTTCGGTTGGTGCAACAACGCTTAAAGGAGCATAAAAATGGCAATTCCTAGTTTAGTTCTACCCGGCTTTAGTGCCGCGCTATGGATGCAAAATAGCGCCACTCCTACGCCACTTACTCCTTCTAACCTTTCTGTTTGGGCGGCTCAAGTAGCAACCATTTGCGGTACTGCTGTTGGCGGTACAGGCGCTTCTGGTCAACAATTAAATGTGGAAGCAGTTCCCGCATTCGGTCAAGATGATGCTGTTGCCAACTTTATGGTTGCTGGCTCACGCCAATCGGACAAAATCCCAACTCAGTCTGCTCCTACCAGCATGACAATCACATCAGCTTGGAATCCTAGCGATGCCGCCCTGTTGTTGATTCGTGGTGATTCAACTAATGGCGTGACAGACCGTACTTTTGTTATTACAGCTTCTACATCTGCAACCAGCACTATTGCTTATGCATTTAATGGTCGCGTAAGTCAATTTCAAATTGATGCGGCTCCCGGTGCTGAAGCTAAGTGTACTTTCACTATTCACCCACGGGGCAACCAGTACGGTTGGTCTAACCCATGACCTTGACTGAAGCTATTGAAACGCTGGCTTCTACATATGCAGACCCTGTGCTTATTGCACGGGGTTTACCCGTAGATGCACAGGAAGTTGCCATTGCTTTGGCGGCTGCTACTCCTGATACAACAGAGTTTGTCGCTCTGACACTATTGGCTCAGTTTAATCCTTATACTGCGCCAGCAACTAGAACAAAAACAGTTCAACCTACAGAATAAAACATGACTACGATAATAAAAGACAACAATGACCTATTGAGTTTCCTAGTAGCCCAATCTGATTCTTCCAAGAATTGGTTTGGGTTTACTCAACAAAGAATTACTGCAATTGCTTTGGCGCATGACATTGCCAGACATCATGCAGATAAAATGACTGCTACTCAAGTTGTTGAATATGCAATAGAGTTGAATGAAGCCATTTACCACAAGATTATTAAAGCACACTAAAGGAACGACATGACAAGACTATCTTCTGCTCTAGGCAGCACCTACGCTTCTGATTCCCTGCGAACAAAGACTTTTGAATTGGGTGGACACACATTTAAGGTTCGTGTCCCACTGACAAGAGAGATGGAATTAATTCAAGAGCGTATAGAAATTATTGACGAATCTGAATACAAAACCAGATTTGAAAAAATGACAACCTCATTCAAGGACAGCACTGCGCTTGAAGGTATTGTCGTTACAGATGATGATGTGATTATTGAAGGCCGGTCCACACGGGAACTGGTAAGGTCCATCATGCAAATGGAAAACCGCACAGTTGAATACATCAAGTTGATTGTTCCTGAACATGACAATCTTGATGATATTACTTACAAAGACATTGATGAAGAGTGGCCTTTCCAAGTTCAATTGGAAGTTCTGAACAAGATTTCAGAGGCCATTCAGCCGGGATATAAGGACTCCAGAAAAAACTAATCAAGGACATTCGCCTCCAAGCCAGAGCGTATATTTATGCTCATGGCGGGTGTCCTGATGAAGTTCCTACGGATGACATGCGAAATATTGAGATTATGCTGTCCGATGGCATGCTTGGAAACAAAGCTATTTTGGTAGCTTTAAGCTCCTTGACTACGGGCAATTTAAACTCGAAAATGGCTAAAACGGCATCACCTTTCCAAATGAAAGATGTGTTGCCATCTACGCATGAATATATTGTCCCGCCGTTGAGCGAAGAAGAAAAGAAAGCAGAAGTCAATAAACGATTGATGTCTTTCTTGAAAACTAGGCCGGGTGCGGAGGAATTTTTGAAAGAGTGAAATGGTCTATGTCCCACAGAAGCTTACCTTTGAACTAGAAGGTTTTGCCGAGTTTGAACAGCAGCTTAAAGAAATAGCTCAAGGCTTTCGTGGTGATTTAGTAGCCCGTAATACTCTTGTCCCTTCCGCCAAGATAGCAATGGAGTCAGTTTATAACTCCGCAGTGTCCAAAGCGCCCGTAGGTGATAAGCCTAGGGATAGCAAGAATCCGTTTCACATGCGAGATACCATCCGATTGGATGCCCGTATCCCAAACGAAAAGGACAAGCGAAGCGAATATGTCAATGAAACAGATGCAGCCATTGCTGTGGTTTCTGTAAAGAAAAGTGCTGTTTCTCTTGCCCAAGAATTTAGTACTGCACATACGCCTGCCCGTCCTTTTATGCGTATATCTTTAGAACAAAATTCAGGAGCAGTGTTAGACGCTCTAAAATCACAATTGGGTAGTCGAATACCAGATTACGCAGCAAAGCTGGCTAGAAGGAAAAAATAATGGCTTCTCAAAATATTGCTAGATTGGGTGTTGTCCTTGGATTGGACACTGCTGAATTTACAGCCTCTATTGACAAAGCAATTTCAGAAAATGCCAAACTGAAAAATGCTATTCGCAGAGATAGTAATGCTGCTGCGGCTGAGATTATTAATCTTAAACATGCTACGGATGATTACGGTAAAACGCTTACCAGAGTCCAAATGATGGAGCGCGAGACAACTTCTGGGCGCTTTATGAATGCGTCCAAGGAGATGAAGCAGCAACTTCTTGAAAGGGCTAAAGCATATGATGCTGTTGCAAATGCAACAACAAAAGTTGCTGATGCTCAGTTCAAAATGAATGCCCAGCAAAAGCTTGGTTTGACATATCAGACAACCGACCTTATTACTTCTCTTGCTGCCGGACAAAACCCACTTATTGTTTTGATGCAACAGGGTGGTCAGTTGAAAGACCAGATGGGTGGCCTTGGCAATATGTTTAAGGCGATTGGGACCATCCTTACGCCAATGCGATTGGTTGTTGGTGGTGTTGCTGCTGCCTTTGGTACGCTTGCTTATGCAGCATATTCTGGCAGAGTAGAGTTTGACAAGCTAAAAGACACAATTACTTTGACAGGTAATTTTGCTGGTGTAACTACCGAAAAGTTTTATACATTAGCCACTGAATTAAGCGGCAGAACAAATGCTTCTATTGGCGCAACAAAAGATGCCTTGAATGCTGTTCTTGCTTCGGGAAAGTTTACTGCCGCATCAATTAGTTCTGTTACTCAGGCAATTATTTCATATTCACAAATTGCTGGCATAGATGCTAAAGCGGCTGCTGACAAGTTAATGAGTGGTTTAGATGGAACAGCATCTGGAGCCAAAGCTTTAAATAAGGAAATGAACTTCCTTACTCTTGAGCAATACAAACAAATTGAAGCACTAGAAAAGGCTGGAAAGCTACAAGAGGCTGCAAAGGTTGCCTCTATTGCTTTAAATACTCAATTGGCTGCACAGCGCAGGGAGCTTGGCTACCTTGATAAAGCTTGGGAAACCACAACCAATGCATTAAGTAAATTTTGGAATCTCCTGAAAGACATTGGCAAACCAGAAACTACAGACCAAGTTATTTCAAGAATTGAAAGTCAAATTGCTGCGGCTCAAAAAGCTTTGGCTGGTGCTAATAAAGATTCTCCGTTCTATCAAATGCAGCAAGCTGGCATTGCAAAATTAAAAGAAGAAAAAGAAGCTCTTCTTGAAACAGAACGATTAAAAGCTCGTTCAATAGCGGCTAGGGATGTTGGCGATTCCAAACAAAAAATTGACGATAGAGCTGCTGCCGGTGGTATTGATAAAGAAAAGCAAATTATTGCTGCAACTGAAAAAGCCAAAGCAAGTATTAAATACACGCAAGCTCTTGCAAGTGCCAATGAAATACGAAAGATAGAATTAGAAGCTGAAAAACAAATTGCAGAAAAAAGGTCAGAATTTAGAGCAAAAAGCGAAGTAGAAAAAAGAGCAATGGGTGGTCTTCTTGCACAACAACTTGCTGCCGAAGAAATGGATATTGAGGTAAAGAAGAACGAAAAGATTCGTTTAGTTCGTCAAAAAGAAATGCTTTACAGGTATCAATTTGAATTAGACCAAAAGAAAACATTTGATGATGAAGTAACCGCAGAGTATCTTTTGCAAGAAAGTATTAAGCAACAAATCCGAGATAAAACAAAATCTTTGGAAATTGACAAAGAAGATTTAATACTTAAAAATCAAATGATTTATGCAGCTGAAAAAGAAGTTCAGTTGGCTCAAATTGCATTAAAGTATCAAAGAGAAAAAGAAAAGCCATTTGCAAATATTCAGGCGCTCAATCAACAAGAAGCAATTGAAAAGTTTAATGTAGAACTACAAGACACAATGAAAAGGACTTCAGAAGTCTTTGATAGTGTATGGAGCAACATGGGTTCTGCTATTGATAAATTTGTCAAGACCGGCAAGTTATCAATGAAAGACTTTGCCCGAAGTGTTATTCAAGATTTAATTGCCATCCAAATGAAAGCGCAAGCAGTTGCAATATTGAGAATGATGTTTGGTCTTGGAAGTGCTTACGGTAGTGTTTTAGGTTCATCGGTTCCGTTTAGTACGCCTGTTGGTGAATTTGCAAGTGGTGGACAACCTCCTGTTGGTATGCCCAGCTTGGTCGGCGAAAAAGGTCCTGAACTTTTTATTCCCCATACGGCAGGAACTATCATTCCAAATAACCAATTGAGTAATATGGGTAGCACTACCAATGTCACCAACAATTACATTAACGCTATTGATACCAAATCATTTGAGGACCGCTTGCTTGGCAGTCATAATGCTGTTTGGGCTGCAAATCAATATGCTGGCAAATCATTAGCAGTTAACAGGGGCCGCGCATGAGCTTCCAAACAATCTTTGAAATACAACAATCCATGACGGTAAACAACCGCCGTATGGTTGGACAACAAGTAGCTAGGTCTGGTTACATTACCGTGGCGCAGTATCTAACTGCTGTGCCTTGGGTGTTTACCATTACTCCGCACAATTATCTTTACTATCCACAGGTTAGGTCTGTTATTCAAGCGATTGACAACAAAGACCGTCAACTGGCGGAGAACATCTTTTTCCAAAGTTCTAACCTATCTTGGTTTATGGCTTACCAAGGCGATATACCCTCTGCCAGCTTTGCCAGTGTGGTTTTGGCTAGTACCCCATCGGCTAACACTCAAACGCTGTCTGTGACCGTTCCTACGGGGTCTGGCTTCGCTTTTAAGGCTGGTGACTTTATTATGGTTGGTGGCTATACCTACAAAGTTACGGCAGATGTGGCTAGGGCAAGTACACCCGTATCCGTGGGAATTCACCGCCCGTTAATTGGATTACCTACAAGCGGAACGCAAGTTTTTATTGGCAATGATTGCGTCATTCAAGTTGTTGCAGAAGCCTGCCCGACATATACTTTAAACCCAATGACAAGCGGTGCGTTTGTCCAATGGGATGCTCCATTTGTGTTTAGGGAATACATTACATGACAACTATTAATGCGGTTACTGGTTCGCAGATTAACCATGCAGAATTTGTAAGACTTACAGTTGGAACTGCTGCGACCGTTTATACATTTTGTAATGCGGCTGCACCTGTTACGGTTAGCGGTATTACATTTTCAAATCTTGGTGCTTTGCTTAATGTTGGTGATGTTCAGCGCGACATTAAATCTACTTCTGACGATATGACCATTCAGTTAACGGGCATTGACCCAACTAACATTGGCATTATTCTAGGCAACCAGATTAAAGG